ATGAAGAAGTACAGCATCATCTACGCCGATCCCCCTTGGGCGTATCGGACTTACTCCAAGAAGGGACAGGGACGGTCGGCAGAAAGCCACTACCCGACAATGTGTATTGAAGACATCAAGGCTCTTCCGGTCGGTGAGCTTGCCTCGAAGGACTGCGCTCTGTTTCTCTGGATCACGTTCCCGTGCCTCTGTGAAGCACTCGAAGTGCTGACGGCATGGGGCTTTTCTTATAAGACCGTGGCTTTTGTATGGGTGAAGCAAAACCGCAAGAACGATGATCTCTTTACCGGCATGGGGTACTGGACAAGGGCAAACGCCGAAATCTGCATCCTTGCCACAAAGGGGCACCCGAAGCGAGTTGACGCCGGTGTGCGTCAGGTCATCCTCAGCCACATCGAAGAGCATTCCAAAAAGCCGGATGAAGCGCGGGAGCGCATTGTTCGGCTCATGGGAGACCTTCCCCGCGTAGAGCTTTTTGCCCGTCAGTCTCCCGAAGGATGGGATGTTTGGGGCAACGAGGTCGAATGCACGGCTCATCTTCCTATGGAGGAAACATCATGCTGCGGCTAAAACCCATCTCTCTTCGAGATGCCAACGAGTACGTCCGGCAGCATCACCGACATCACAAGCCGGTTGCCGGTCACAAGTTCTCCATCGGCTGTGAAGCAGACGGTGAACTGGTCGGTGTAATCATCGCCGGGCGTCCCATCAGCCGGTATCTGGATGACGGCTTCACATTGGAGGTTACAAGGCTATGCACCAACGGGGCAAAGAACGCTTGTAGCTTTCTCTACGGCGCGGCGGCAAGAGCTGCTGCGGCTATGGGCTATAAGCGCATCATCACCTACACGCGGGAAAGTGAAAACGGTGCAAGCCTTCGGGCTTCCGGCTGGATCTGTCAAGGCAAAGCGGGTGGGCTTCGCTGGACGGGCAAGCGTCAGCCGAAGGAGGATCAATACCCCGCACAAATGAAGCTGCGCTATGAAAAGCAGCTTAGAAAGGAGGAAACAGTCAATGGCATTTGTTCCGGTCCCGAAGGATCTTAACCGCGTCAAAACGAAGGTCATGTTCAACCTGACCAAGCGGCAGCTTATTTGCTTTTCCATCGCTGCGGCAGTCGGCGTCCCGATCTTCTTTCTTGCGAAGGCGCATCTCGACTTGTCTACGGCGGCAATGCTGATGGTGGTTATCATGCTCCCGTTCATCTTCTTCGCGCTTTACGAGAAGGACGGTCAGCCCGCCGAAAAGTATCTGTACCACATCGTACAGTCCATGTTCATCCGGGACAAGGTGCGTCCCTATCGCACTAACAATCTCTACGCTGAAATTCAGCAGAAAATCAAAGAACAGGAGGAATTGCAGCTTGAACAACAGCACAGCAAGGGCAAAGCCTAAGATGACCGTCAAGAACGGCGTCGTTTACGGCGATGCCCTTTCCGCTCAGGAAAAGAAGCGGATCGTCATGCAGAAGAAAAAGGCCAGGAAGGCAAAGAAAGTCCGCAAGTCCGCACAGCAGACCATCCCCTATGTGGAGATGTGCCGTGACGGTATCTGCAAGGTGAACAGCCGCCTCTACACGAAGTCCATCGCCTTTGAGGACATCAACTACCAGCTTGCGCAGAATGAGGACAAAACTGCCATCTTTGAGAACTGGTGCGACTTTCTGAACTACTTCGACAGCTCGATCTTCGTCCAGCTCTCCTTCATCAATCAGAAGGCAAGTCTCAATGAGTTCCGCAAACGCATCAACATCCCGGCGCAGGAGGACGCCTTCAACGACATCCGCTCCGAGTATTCCGGTATGCTGCAAAGCCAGCTCACCAAGGGCAACAACGGACTGGTCAAGAGGAAGTACATTACCTTCGGCATTGAGGCAGACTCCCTCCGCACGGCAAAGCCGAAGCTCGAACGCATTGAAACCGACATTCTCAACAACTTCAAAACTCTTGGTGTGAGAACGGAACCGCTGTCCGGCTATGAACGGCTGAAAGTGCTTCATGATGTATTCAACATGGACACCAATGAGCCGTTCCGCTTTTCCTTTGACATGGTAGCCCGGACGGGACTCAGCACGAAGGACTTCATCGCGCCCACTTCCTTTGACTTCCGTGAAGGCAAGTGCTTCAAGATGGGCAGAACCATCGGTGCGGTGAGCTTCCTGCAAATCCTTGCGCCGGAACTCAATGACCGTATGCTTGCCGACTTCCTTGAGATGGACAGCAACATCACGGTCAATTTTCATATCCGGACGATTGACCAGGCGAAGGCAATCAAGAGCATCAAGTCGAAGATCACCGACCTCGACAAGATGAAGATTGAAGAGCAGAAAAAGGCGGTCCGCTCCGGCTACGATATGGACATCATCCCGTCCGATCTCGCCACCTTTGGCGGTGAGGCGAAGCGTCTGTTGCAGGATCTCCAGACCCGCAATGAGAGACTGTTCCTCGTGACCATCCTCATCATGAACACGGCAACCAACCGCCAGAAGCTCGAAAACGCGGTCTTTCAGACCGCCGCCATCGCTCAGAAGTACAACTGTGCGCTCAAGCGTCTTGACTTCCAGCAGGAAGAGGGGCTGATGTCCTCTCTGCCTATCGGCATCAATCAGGTGGAGATCGAACGCGGACTGACCACTTCCAGCACAGCGGTTTTCGTGCCGTTCACCACGCAGGAGCTTTTTCAGGGCGGCGAAGCTCTCTACTACGGGCTGAATGCGCTGTCCAACAACATGATCATGGTTGACCGCAAGCAGCTCAAAAACCCCAACGGACTGATCTTGGGTACGCCCGGTTCCGGTAAGTCCTTCTCCGCAAAGCGTGAAATGACGAACGCCTTCCTCATCACGGAGGATGACATCATCGTCTGCGACCCCGAAGCCGAGTATTTTCCCCTCGTGCAGAAGCTCGGTGGTCAGGTCATCCGCATTTCGCCGGTCAGCACGGATTACATCAATCCGCTGGACATCAACACGAACTACTCCGAAGAGGAAAACCCGCTGACGCTGAAATCCGACTTCATCCTCTCCATGTGTGAGCTGATTGTCGGCGGCAAGGACGGCTTGCAGCCGGTGGAGAAAACCATCATCGACCGCAGCGTCCGCATGGTCTATCAGGAGTTTCTTGCAGACCCCAAGCCGGAGAAAATGCCGATCCTCGAAGACCTCTACAACATTCTGAGAAATCAGAAGGAGCCGGAGGCACAGCGCATTGCAACTGCCCTTGAAATCTATGTTCACGGCTCTCTGAACGTCTTCAATCACAGAACGAATGTGGATGTCAACAACCGCTTCGTCTGCTATGACATCCGCGAACTCGGCAAACAGCTCAAGAAGCTCGGAATGCTGATTGTGCAGGATCAGGTGTGGAACAGAGTTACCATCAACCGCGCCCAGCACAAGGCAACGCGCTACTACATGGACGAGTTCCACCTTTTGCTGAAAGAGGAACAGACCGCCGCGTACAGCGTGGAAATCTGGAAGCGTTTCAGAAAATGGGGCGGCATCCCGACCGGAATCACGCAGAACGTCAAGGATCTACTTGCGTCCCGCGAGGTAGAGAACATTTTTGAAAACTCGGATTTCGTCTACCTTCTGAATCAGGCGTCCGGCGACCGGCAGATTCTCTCGAAGGCGCTGAACATCTCGCCCAGCCAGCAGAACTACATCACCAACTCCAACGCCGGTGAGGGGCTGATCTTCTATGGCTCGACCATCGTTCCCTTCAAGGACGATTTCCCGAAGGACACCCAGCTTTACCGCATCATGACCACCCGTTTAGAAGAAACCGTACAGAACTAAGGAGGATTTTTGAATATGAACAACAAGATGATTACCATTCCCTATGCGGACGCTATCGAATACGGAGAGAACACCTCCGCACTGTTTAAGGCTCTGTGGGAGCTGACCGATCTAATCCGACTGGAAAGCGACCTCAAGAAGCATCACCGCGCCTATCTCCATGTGAGGGAGGACATCGACGAAAAGGTCAAGGAAGCGCGTCAGATTATGACCAAAGTAGCCGTGGATATGATCGGCTTTTACTTCAATGTTGATGTTTCTGAGTGCAGCAACAACAATGAGAATACCCCTTTCGCTGATGCGGGTGAAGATGAAACCGTTTCTATCCCCAAGGACAAGTATGAGCTGATGATCGACGATCTGCTTACGATGTCCGAAATCATTCAGTGCGTTGCAGATATGCGCACGCAGGATGTGAAGGCAATCCGCGAGTTCGGCAAGTTCGTCCCCGCCTTCGCTGCCTTTGAGAAGAACCGCCTGAGCCTCTATCGTGAGGCGGCGAAGGAAGCCGAGGAAATCTTCGACCGTTGGGCAGACGAGATTGACGATCTCGACGAGGACTTCACGGAAGATGAGGACTACGAGCCGGACGAGTATTACTCCGACTGATATGCGCTCAAATCCAGAGAAAGGAGCTGGTTTTTATAGAGCTTGACATCATTCATACTGGCGATTGCCTCAAAATCCTGAAAACGCTGCCCGAAGACAGCGTTCATTGCTGTGTGACGTCCCCTCCGTATTACGCGCTCCGCGATTACGGCATGGATGCCCAGATCGGCAGAGAGACAACGCCGAAGGAATATATTTCGCGCCTGACGGAAGTGTTTACCGAAGTCAGGCGCGTTTTGCGTCCGGATGGAACGCTCTGGCTGAACATCTCGGACACCTACGCCGGGAAAGGCAATCAGGGAGATTTCATTGACCCGAAGAACCCCAACGGCAGAAACGGTCAGGCTGTGGCTCTCAACAACAAGGTTGAGGGCTGCAAGCCGAAGGACATGATCGGTATTCCGTGGATGCTTGCTTTTGCCCTCCGCGATACCGGCTGGTATCTGCGCAACGACATCATCTGGATGAAGGATAACCCCATGCCGGAGAGCGTGAAAGACCGCCTATCCCGCTGCTATGAGCATATTTTCCTGTTCTCCAAGTCCAAGAAGTATTTCTTCGACTACAAGGCAATCTCCGAGCCGATTGCCCCTGCAACGGCAGAACGTCTCAAGCGCGGCATGAGGGGCGGCAACAAGTACGGAAAGCCCGTTCCCGGTCAGCCTCAGCCGCAGTCCATCAACCGCCCCCGCGAGCATGGTGAGATCAAGGACAGTGACATCAATCCGCTCCGCAACAAGCGCGATGTCTGGAAGATCAACACCGTCCCCTTCAAGGGCGGTCACTATGCCGCCTACCCTCCAAAGCTGGTTGAAACCTGTCTTCTCGCCGGTTGTCCAGAAGGCGGCATTGTGCTTGACCCCTTTATGGGAAGCGGCACAACCGGCATGGTTGCCTCACAGATGGGGCGTCATTTCGTGGGCATCGAGCTGAACCCGGCGTACACCGAGCTTGCCTACAAGCGGATTGGGGGTGAAATCTGATGACAAAGGAACCGGAACTCAAAGCCCGCGACAAGGTTATTCTGAGGATGACGCGAGACGGCGCAGTCGAGAAAAACCTGACGGCTGGCACCGAGCAGCGCGTTTCGGGAAGGCTGGAAGATGCAGAGCTTGTGAAGCTGGTTGAAACCGCCGTGCCTTCCGAAGCTCCTTCTGCGGAGGAACAGAAAAAGGTGCAGATGCGCCGTCAACAGCGTCAGTTTCAGGCGGAACACACCGAGGATAACGACACACAGCCGCCCTCGGAAACGTCCGTCACAGAAGAGAAAAGGGCAGAAAATCCACCCCAGAATGTACCCGAACCGCTGCCCTCGTCAGAAACGCCGTTCAAGCCTCCAACTTTAGAGCAGCACGGCGTTTCTTCTCATACCGGCACGGTGATTGCCGAAACGGTTGTCACACACAAGCTGCGCAAGACCTCGGCGGTTGAAACAGTTGACGCGGATGCCGTTCTCTCCCAAGCGGCGGAGACTGCCTCCGCAAAGCCGGTCTCAGACGATGCCGTTTTGCCCACGAAGCGGATGCAGAAGCTCGAAAGGAAGTCAGAGAAGGCACATGAGCGTCTGGATGCCGCCCGTGAGAAGCTGCCCATGCACAAGGTTCTCAAGAAAGAGCGTGTCTTCGATGAAGAGACCGGCAAGGGCAAAACCCGCCTTCATTTTGAGGATGAGCTGAAAAAGCCCAAGGGCAAAGGGAAACTGCAATTTGAGGCGGACAAAACCGTCCGCAAGGTCGGTGACACCCTCGCTTCCGGCATTCACGGAAAAATCCATGAGGTCGAGCAGGAAAACTCGGCGGTTGAGGCGGCGCATAAAACAGAGATTGCCGCTGAGACCGCTGCGAGGCATTTCCGTCATCATCGGGAAAGCAGCGTCAACAAGCCTTATGAGAAGGTCTCCAAGCTGGAACACAAGGCGGATGCTGCGGATGCGAAGCTCCAATATGAAAGAAATCAGCAGGAGCATCCTGAGATGAAGAAGCAGAACATGAACAAGCACTACCAGAAGCAGAACATTAAGAAGGAGTATGCCGCCGCCCGAAATGCCGGGTCTCAGACCGCCGGGACTGCCACAAAAAGTACCGGCAAGAAGCTCGGTGAGAAGGCGTCTGACAAGATCAAGGAGTTTTTTGAGAAGAACAAGAAGGTCTTCATCTGGATCGGCGTCGGAATTGCCCTTCTCGTTTTGCTCGGCGCCGGAATCAGCTCGTGTTCGATGCTTACTTCTACCGGCTCGTCGGTTATCGCTTCCTCTTATCTCAGCGAGGATGACGCGATGCTGGGCGCGGAGGCGCAGTATTGCCGGATGGAGCAAGAGCTGCAAAGCTATCTGGATAACTATGAAAGTAACCATGACTATGACGAGTATCACTTTGATCTGGATGATATTGAGCATGACCCCTATGTGCTGATCTCCATTCTCTCAGCTCTCCACGAGGGCGAGTTCACGCTGGATGAGGTGCAGGGTACGCTCCAAATGCTGTTTGAAAAGCAGTACATCCTCACCGAAGAGGTTATCGTCGAAACCAGATACCGCACGGAGACCGACACATGGACGGATGCAGACGGCAATACGCACACGGAAACCTACCGCGTCCCGTATGACTACTACATCTGTAACGTGAAGCTCGAAAACTTCAATCTCTCCCATGTCCCGGTCTACATCATGTCTCAGGAACAACTTTCCATGTACGCAACGTATATGTCGGTGCTGGGCAACCGCGAGGATCTATTCGGTGACTCTCCCTATGTGGACAAGTACATTACCAATCCTCCCGCCGACTACGATGTCAACCCGGAATACTTGACCGACGAGAAGTTTGCGACACTGATTACCGAGGCGGAAAAGTATCTCGGCTATCCGTATGTGTGGGGCGGCTCCAATCCCGACACATCCTTTGACTGCTCCGGCTTTGTCAGCTATGTTCTCACGAACAGCGGGCTTGTGAACACCGGGCGGCTGGGCGCACAGGGACTTTACAACATCAGCACGCCGGTTTCAAAGGCGAATGCACAGCCCGGTGATCTCATCTTCTTTGTCGGGACGTATGACACCCCCGGCGTGTCCCACGTCGGCATTTACGTCGGTGATGGGGTCATGATCCACTGCGGCGACCCCATTCAGTACACATCCATCAACTCTTCCTACTGGCAGCAGCATTTCTACGCCTTCGGAAGACCCGCTTATTAAAAGAAAGGAGTTTTGCATGAATCCCAAGTATCAGAAAGTCCTCTCCGACATTGAGAAGGCTGAAAAGAAGAAGTCCGAAATCGAAGGACAGCTCAAGGAGCTGTACGACAAGAAGACGGAGCTGGAAAACCTTGAAATCATCAATACCGTGCGCTCTATGGTGATGGACAAGGATCAGATTATGGCGTTCCTGTCTTCCATGAAGGGCGGCACCATGCCCGCTGAAAATACGGAGGTAATCGACAATGCGTAAGAAGTTTCGTTTTCTGACCGTCCTTGCGGTCTGCGTCATGGTTCTGTCCTGCTTCTCGGTGACGGCGTTTGCCTACGCCGATGATGCCGAACAGAACCTTCCGGTCACGGAGGCAACCCAGCCGGAACAGCAGCCTGAGACTACTCCCGCACCGGAAAAGCCGAAGGGTGAGCCGATTGACGATAAGGGCAACGCCTACACCCGCGACTTGCTCTATGACAAGGCAACCAACAAGCAGTTCATCACTGTCCAGACGAAGAACGGCAACACCTTCTATATCGTCATTGACTACGATGCACCCATCAATGAGGATGAGGAACAGTACCAGACGTACTTCCTCAACATGGTCGATGAAAGCGATCTGCTTGCGCTGCTGGATGAAGATACTGCGGCTGCTCTGACCACCTGTAACTGCAAAGAGAAATGCGCTGCCGGTCAGGTCAACACCGACTGCCCGGTCTGCAAGACCAACATGAGCGAATGCACCGGCACAGCCCCCGTTACACCTGAGCCGGACAAGGATGCGGAAACCGATGTCCCTGCGCCTAAGCCTGAAAAGAAATCCAACGTTGGCATGATCCTCGTCATCTTTGCCCTTGCCGGTGCTGCGGGTGCAGCTTATTACTACATCAAGTTCGTCAAGGGCAGAAAGCCCAAGGATGAGGACATGGACTTCTTCGACGATGAAGGCTACGAGGAAGAGCCGTACATCAACGAGGATGAAGAGCCGCAGATTGCGGAGGATGCTGAAACGGATGGTGATGAAGATTGATCTTAGTCATTGCTGAAAAGCCCAGCGTAGCCCAGTCCATCGCAAAGGTGTTGGGCGCGACGTCCCGCAAGGACGGCTATATGGAGGGCGGCAACTACATCGTTTCGTGGTGCTTCGGTCATCTGGTGGAGCTGGCAGATGCCAGCTCCTATGATGAGCGGTATGCTAAGTGGCGGTATGACGATCTGCCCATTGTTCCGGAAAACTGGATGTTTGAGGTCACGAAGGACAAAGCACAGCAGTTCAAGGTGCTGTCCTCTCTCATGAAGGACAAGCGCGTTACCGAGCTGGTCTGTGCAACCGATGCAGGACGCGAGGGGGAGCTGATCTTCCGGCTGGTCTACAACAAAGCCGGATGCACCAAGCCCTTCAAGCGTCTGTGGATCAGCTCGTTGGAGGACTCCGCCATCCGCGAAGGCTTCAACCATCTCCGGGACGGCAAGGAATATGACCGTCTCTATGAAGCAGCACTCAGCCGCTCGAAGGCGGACTGGATTGTCGGCATCAACGGCACCCGCCTGTTTACCACGCTCTATCACAAGAAGCTGGTGGTCGGTCGCGTCCAGACGCCGACCCTTGCAATGCTGGTGGAGCGTGACGGGAAAATCTCTACGTTCCAGAAGGAGAAGTATTTCAACGTCCACGTCGGCAAGGGCGATCTGACTGCCGATCTGGAAAAGGTCAAAACCGAAGAGGAAGCAAAAAGAATTGCGGCGGCTTGCGAGGAAAAGCAAGCCGTCGTTTCTTCTCTCAAGCGGGAGACGAAAAATGTCAATCCTCCGAAGCTCTATGATCTGACCACCTTGCAGCGCGAGGCAAACCGATATTACGGCTTCACTGCCCAGCAGACGCTCGATCTCGTTCAGACGCTCTACGAAAAGAAGCTCCTGACCTATCCGCGCACAGACAGCCAGTTCATCACGGACGATATGGAGAACACCGCCCGTCAGGTTATTTCTATCGTCTGCCGCCAGCTTCCGCTTTTCTCCGGCGTTTCAATCACTCCCGACATTGCCCGCGTAACCGACAACAGCAAGGTCACAGATCACCATGCCATTCTCCCGACCGTCCAGCTTGAAAAGCAGGATGTTTTCGCGCTTCCTCAGTCGGAGCAGAAAATCCTCAATCTTGTCGGAATGCGCCTTCTGTGTGCGACCGGCGAGAAGCACACCTACGCAGAAACGCAGATCTCGCTCTCCTGCGAGGGCTACGAGTTCAAAACCAAGGGCAAGACCGTCGTTCAAAACGGCTGGAAATCCATTGAAGAGCTGTTCAAGTCCTCCCTCAAGACGAAGGAAAAGGACGATCTCGCAAAGACCCTGCCCGAAGTCCACGAAGGCGATGTTCTGGATGGTGTATCTGCCAGTGTTACGGAACACTTCACAACGCCCCCGAAGCAGTACACGGAAGACACGCTCCTATCTGCGATGGAGACCGCCGGAAACGATCAGTTTGACGATGACACCGAGAAGAAAGGTCTCGGCACTCCCGCAACCCGCGCCGGGATCATTGAGAAGCTGGTGAAATCCGGCTTTGCAGAGCGCAAAGGCAAATCCCTCATTCCCACGAAGGACGGCTGCAACCTCGTCTGCGTCCTGCCGGAACAGATCACGTCTCCCAAAATGACGGCGGAATGGGAAAACACGCTCATGGAGATTGAACGCGGCAAGGCAGATGCGGACGCCTTCCTTAGCGGCATTGTCCGGATGACCGGGGATCTCGTGAAAGCCTATCCCTTCCTCTCCGATGCCGAAGCCCAGCGTTTCGGCACGGGTAAGGAGGAAATCGGCAAATGTCCCCGCTGCGGCTCTCCGGTCTACGTCGGTAAGGGCAACTTCTACTGCTCGAACAAGGAATGCTCCTTCTGCCTGTGGGAAGACAACAAGTTCTTTTCCAGCAAGAAAAAGAAGCTGACCAAGAAGTTCGCAAAGGAGCTGCTGGATAAGGGCTGGTGCCGCGTGACCGGGCTTTACACGCCGAAGAAGCCCCAGCTCTACGATGCGGTGATCCGGCTGGATGACAGCGGCGGCAAATATGTCAGCTTCAAGATGGAGTTTGATCGATGACCCGCCCAAAGTATGTTGCTTCATGCAGCGGAGGCAAAGACAGCGTAGCGACGCTCCTGCTGGCTGCACAGCACAATGAGCCGCTGGACGAGGCAGTTTTCAGCGAAGTCATGTTCGACAAAGACACAAGCGGTGAAGTCCCGGAACACCGGGACTTCATCTATGACCGGCTCAAGCCCTTCTGCGAAAAGGAGCTGGGCATCAAGTTCACCATTCTCCACGCGGACAAGACCTACGATGAGGTGTTCCATCATGTCATCACCCGCGGACCGCACAAGGGCGAGGTTCGCGGCTTTGCATGGGCTGGTATGTGTGCAGTCAATCGGGACTGCAAAATCCCGCCAGTCCGCAAGTACAATGCCGCACTCTCGCCGGACACTGTGAGCTATGTCGGCATCGCGGAGGATGAGCCAAAACGCCTTGCTCGTCTGGATGGAATAACGAAGGTCAGTCTGCTTGCCAAATACGGTATGACCGAGGCGGACGCCTACAAGCTCTGTACGGAACACGGGCTGCTTTCCCCGATCTACGCTCACTGCCGGAGAAACGGCTGCTGGTTCTGTCCCAATGCAAGCGACGAAGAGCTGCTGCACATGATTACAAAACACCCGGAGCTGTTTGACAGACTGATTGAATGGGAGAACGAGGATAACATCTTCCATCGTCGGATGACGCGCAGAGAAACCCCGTCTGAGATAAAGGCTCGTTTACTGAGCAAATCCCAGACGGGGTTTTCTTCTGCCCGGAACAAATAAGAAATGGAGGTTTGAGATGGCTGAAAACAAAAATGCACAGCAAGTCCGCGAAATCACGGACAAGCTGGAACAGGGCATCAAGGAGCTTTTTGAATCCGAGCGGTTCAAGGAATATCTCCGCACGATGTCCAAGTTCTACAACTATTCCTTCAACAACACGCTGCTCATTGCGATGCAGAAGCCGGAGGCAACCTATGTTGCCGGTTATACCTCGTGGCAGCGCAACTTTGACCGTCAGGTCATGAAGGGCGAAAAGGGCATCAAGATTCTTGCACCCGCGCCGTACAAGGTGCAGGAAGAGCGTGAGAAGATTGACCCCGCGACGCAGAAGCCGGTGATCGGCGCAGATGGGAAGGCTGTCACAGAGACGGTTGAGGTTCTGCGTCCTGCCTTCAAGGTGGTGAGTGTCTTCGATGTTTCCCAGACGGACGGCAAGGAGCTTCCGGACATTATCGTCGATGAGCTGAAAGGCACCGTCGAAAACTACGAGGCGTTCTTCGATGCGCTCAAGCAGGAATCTCCCGTCCCTATTTCTTTTGAGGACATTCCGGGCGGTGCAAAGGGATTCTTCTCGCCGGTTGAAAGCCGCATTGCCATTCAGGAGGGCATGAGCGAAATCCAGACGGTCAAAACCGCCATTCACGAGATCGCCCACGCAAAGCTCCACGCCGTCAAGCCGGATGAGAAAACCACCCCAGAAGATAAGAAGGATCGACACACCAAGGAAGTTGAGGCGGAAAGCGTTGCCTACACCGTCTGCCAGCGTTACGGCATTGAAACCTCGGACTACTCCTTCGGCTACATCGCCGGTTGGTCTTCCGGTAAGGAGACCAAGGAACTGAAAAGCTCTCTGGACACCATCCGCAAGACGGCGGCTGAAATGATCGAGGGCATTGACGCCAAGCTCAAGGTGTTGCTGGCAGAAAAAGCGCAGTCCGCAGAGATGGAAGTCGAAGCTCCCGTAAAGGAAGCTGTTCCGGAGGAAAAGCCGGAAGTCCCCATTTACCGCGAGACGGCGAATTATGCCTATGAAGCCGGTGAGCTGGAGTCATATCGTGCTTCTCTCGCTGCAAACGTGGAATGCCGCCGTGCGATTGAGGCGGCAATCAGTTCTAACTACGGAGACAATCGGCTGGATGCGGATGCTGCCGTGAAAAGCGTCCTTGAGCAGTTCTCTCCGGAGCGCGTCCGGTATGTCCTCGCAAACACCATCCAGCAGAAAGACTTTGACGGGCGTATTCCGCAGCCCCTCAAGGAATGGGCGAAGAGCGTTGAGGTCTGTCCGGAGAATGCCTCCCGCTTCCTTGTGGATAAACCCAATCCCGGACTGACCGCCCTTTTCGTCGATGCGTTCCGCCAGCAGACCGAAGCTCAAAAGGAAGTCATGCCTGAAAAAACAGAGAAAGAAGACCCGGAGGTCGTTGCGTGGGAGAACGATGAGATTACCTCTATTGAGGTAAAAACCGTGGAGGTCAAGTCTCCCTTTGCGCCTTTGCCGGAGAAAGCAGATGCTCCCAAGCCGCACCGCCTGACGCCGGAGGAAAAGAAGATCAAGGATGCGGTCATGGACACGCTAAAGGGGCAGATCGCCTACCATAACGACGGCATGAGGTCAACCTACCGCTCGTCCGAGCAGTCATTCCGCACGATGGCGCAGTACAAGGTGAAAATCGAGGGCAGCACCGTCACCCGCAACGGTGAGCCGATGTTCAAAGTCCATCGCCGTCACGCCGCAAGAAAGACACAGGGCTGCTATCGGGAGCTGATGCCGACGCTGGAATACGTCAAGCAGGAGCAGAAGCAGGAAAAGCCCTCTATCCGCGATCAGCTCAAAGCTGCCGCGAAAACACAGCCGGAGAAGAAGTCTCCGGTCAAATCCAAAACGCACGACATGGAGTTGTGAGAAAGGAGACGCATGAAGAAATACACAGACGTTGACATCGTTGCGGAGCTGCAGAAGCTCGTGGACAGTCATGTAGACAGCTACAAGGAAGACTTCGACATCGACAAGCGCATCATCCGCCGCGCCGCCGAAAGCCAGAATCCCGAAGACAAGACGCTGATGTGGTTCTGCCGCCCGCACGGAACGCACTGCCTCAACGAAAATCAGGTCTTCATTCAGGGAACGCGGGATCACAACACCTTCCGTTTTTATGCGGAGCAGACCTACGACGAGTGCGTTGCCCGCGTCATTATCCCGAAAACCGTCAAGCACGGCAAGGTCTTCGGAGATGTCTTTGAGATCAACTACCGGGAACAGGCGGCAAATGTAGCGCAGAACTCGGTTGCGCCGGATCATGACCGGCTGACCTTTGCAGACGGCTATGTGCTGGACGCCCCCTGCCGCAGCAGCTTCGATGCAGCAATGGCTCTGGTCGGTGAGCATGGCGGCGTCAAAACCCACCAGACGCTCCCAAAGGATGCGGAGGCTCTGGCGGAAGTGCTGTCCAAGCAGAAAACCCGCCGTGACAGACTGCCGGATGCAGGAAGGACAGAGACGCTTTCGCCTCTGCCCGTTGCAGAACTTCGGAAGTACGAGGCGGTCAAAAAGGCTCATCCCGACGCGCTGGTCTGCTTTGCCCAGAACGGCTATTTTGAGCTGTACGGCAAGGACGCGGAAAAAGCCGCGCCCTTGCTCGGCACGAAACTCCTTGAGAAGAAGGTGCGCGGCAAGCCCTCCATGCCGGTGACCGGCTTCCGTGAAAGCGCATGGGTAGCCGGTTCTCACAAGCTCTGGAAGTCCGGCGAAGATGTCTTTCTCAGCAAGGACGGCGAGACCTTTAAGGAACTCAAAGCCGCAGATTACATTCCTGTCGGCGCGACGCTGAATGTGGACGGCATCAAGTGCAGAATCGACGCCGTTGATTTTTCCGCCGATGAAGTCCGGCTGACCAACATCGAGGACAAGAACCGCCCCATCCGCTTTTCGGAAAGCATCCAGTATGTCCGCTCGTATGTGGAAGATGCCGGTATTGCTGTCTATGACACCGTTCCGAAGAAGTCCGCTGCCCGTGAATCCATCCGTGACAAGCTGAAATCCGCGCAGAAAGCCCAGCCGTCCCACACACCGAAGCCGCAGAAAAACAAAGGAAAGGATATGGAACTCTGATATGAAAAACTTTACCGTAGAAGAACTCAACCTCATGTGCTGCTTCAATACGTCCAGCCGGAAGCGGCTGATCGACGATATGAAGAGCGTCACCCTGAACGACATGGACGGCGAGATCGCAGAGCTGATGTACAAAACCGTCCGGAAGCTCGAATCCATGAGCGACGCGGAGTTTGAGGAACTGTATATCATGCCGGACGGCATGGTAGATGACTGAAAGGAGGATGCCTATGCCCGTATTAGACGGTGATTTTGAAGCCTTCGTCACAAACCTTGGAAAATACAATGAAGGAATGCTGGTCGGTGAATGGGTCAAGTTCCCGACAACCGAAGAAGAGATGCAGAAGGTCTTTGAGCGCATCGGGATCGGCAAGCAGGATGAGTTCGGTCAGCCCTACGAAGAGTGGTTTATCACCGACTACGAATGCCCGATCTACGGCGTTCAGAAGATGCTTGGCGAGTACGAGAGCCTTGATAAGCTCAACTACCTTGCCGCTTTGATTGACGAGCTTTCCCTGAGCGATCAGGAAAAGCTCGTTGCCATTACGGAATCTGGCTGCGATGAGGTCAGCGACATCGACGATCTCATCAACCTGACGTTCAATCTGGACTGCTACGACATCATGCCCGGTATCAACGACGAATCCGACCTCGGCTACTATTACGCCCACGAAGCCGGTATCTACTCTGAAAAGGATCTCGGTCCTCTTGCAAACTACATCGACTATGAACGCTATGGGCGCGACATTGCGATGGATGAGCAGGGACGCTTCACCGATGAGGGCTATGTCCGTGTCGCAAGCGAGAGGTGGGACAGGCAGTTTGACGGTGAGCTTGATGACATTCCCGATGAATACCGGATTACCGGCTCAGGGGAAGCCGCCGAGCGTGACAGCACCATCGCCGTTCTCATCGTCGAGCCGGGAAAGGAGCCTTATGTGAAGGAGATTGACTCCGGTCTGGAGTCCTTGCAGCATGAGGTCGGCGGCTGCATCGAGGCGATTTACCCCTACGAAGACCCGGTTGCCTTAGTCTGTAATGAGGAAGGCAAGCTGGAAGGTCTGCCCCTGAACCGCGCTCTGCGTGATGAGGACGGTGACATCTACGACGTTGTTGCCGGAACATTCTTGGTAGTAGGCTTGACGGATGACAGCTTCGGCTCTCTGACCGTAGAGCAGATGCAGAAGTTCTCTGACCACTTCAAAGTGCCGGAGCAGTTTGTCAAGCTGGGCGATAAGATTGTAGCGATCCCCATGATCTCGAAGGAACAGCAGAAGCAGGAGAGCGTTGAGCAGAAGGACTTTGAGATGAATGCCGACACCTCCGGTCTGACGGTTGCCGGTCACATCGGGACGTGGCACACCATTGACCAGCACGAAGTCGGCGGTCACAGCTTTTACCTGATGGAGCATGACACCTACGGTGATGCGGCTTGCATCATCGTCGATGAGCGCGGCAAGCTCGTCCTTGATGATGTCTACAACGGCTTTGACGATGACACGCTCCGCCTTCTCGACCTTGAGGTCAAGGAAGTGCCGGAAATGCCCGATCCCGCGATCTCTGTGCAGGATATGAAGGACTACGGTTACGCATGGGCTGGCGTTCTTCCCGCCGGTCAGGAGGCGGCTGAGAAGGCTTTGGAGAAGGGCTGCGAGGTTTACCGTCTCTATTCGGATAATACCGAGGGCTTGTGCGTAGATGCCAAAGAGATTGCCGACCATGCGGCAAAGGGCGGAATGCTCGGTATCAGCAAGGAAAGCTGGATGGCGGCACTTGAGAAGGAAAACTACCTCAAGGCAGCGGAGATGTCGATGGAGGATGACTACGGCATGATTGATGGGATCATCAACAACGGTCCGAAGGAGGACAAGACCGCAGAGGTCAAAGCCCCCGAAAGGGGCGAAAAGTCCTCCATCATGGACAGGCTCAAGTCTGCAAAGGCTGAAAAGCAGAAGGAGTGCTGCCCGCCCAAAAAGCACAAAGGAGAGATTGAGCTTTGAGCAGAAGTCAGAAATGGCGGCAGGAGTGGTCATTCTTCATTGGGGACAGCGGACGCCGAAAGTATAACCGCTTCTGTGTCCGCTGCGTCCATAGCTGCAAGCAGAGCTTCCGTGCGGATCTCATCGTCTGTCCGCACTTCTCCCGCAAGGCATCGCGGTGTAGACAGTTAGGGGGCGAAAAAGCCTGTGATTGCAAGCCTCAGAGCGGCGCAAACTAACCAGCCTAAGTGATTGTATTCCCTGCGCAGTTTCTTCTTTAGCGCGGAAATAAGTGTCGATTTCGGCACTTGTTTGAATGCCCGGAAAACGAATCAAGAGCCTCTGTCGATGCCCGTTTTGGGTATCGGCAGAGGCTCTTTTTTGTATCTTTTCTGTAAATACCGTCGAAAATCACACGTTAATACATAGTGTCGCTATTAACGTTTCTGTATAACTATGCCTCTAACCCATATAATTATCATGAGCGTTATAGAGAAGGTGTAGGTACGCGCTATGATTGACAAGCGAATAGGAAAACGTGTAAAGCAATGCAGAGAACGGCTCGGTCTTTCGCAGGAAGAGTTTGCGGAAAAGACGGGGCTGACAGCAAATTATATTTCCACGGTTGAGCGTGGTATGTCATTCCCTCGCTGTGAGAAGCTGATTATCCTTCTCAACGGGCTTGAGGTTTCGGCTGACGCGATCTTTTGTGATGTTCTGGATCACTCAACGAGCTACAAGGCGTCTGAACTTTCCGAAAAACTTGATTCGCTGCCCCCGCAAGCACAGAAACGTATTTTGCAGATGGTTGAGCTGATGATTCAGCAGGAAACCTCGGATAATGGCTAA